GCACGAGCATAACTTAAAGTTATTAAAGGCAAGTGTAAAGAAGTTTGGAACGGTTTGGATTCACGGGGATGGCAATATTTACAATAGCAAAGAAAATAGCGACATCGCTCAAAAGTATGTGAATACACCTTTTACGCCGCCAACCTACAGGGCTAAGTTTACCGCTTTAGATAAATTGCCTACTACATTGGAAGAACTAGAAATAGCTTTACAAAATGGTAGGATGAATGAAATAAAAGAGGAAAAAGTAGCGACAGTAACAAACAGTTTGCCTACCGTTTCATTGGATGACGAAGAAGAAGAAGTAACAGTTATTAAAGAAACAAAGCCTACCGCTAAGGCAAATAAATAATACTTACAAAAATGGCTGAACATTTAATTAAAATTAGTGTAGTAAACAATCAAACAGGCGTTGCACCTTCAAGTGACGGCGTTATTATGATGTTTATTCACGCAACTGCAATAGGCTCAACCTTTGCACTAGATACGCCCTACTTGCTTACTAAGTTAGCAGATGCGACAGCCTTAGGGATTACAGCCGCAAATGATGCCACCAATGCAATAGCTTTATTCCAACAAATAAACGACTTCTATGCAGGTGGCACAAATGACGGTTTATTATTGTGGGTTCAAGGCGTGGCAAAAGCTACTGCAATGGCTACTTATGTTGCAGGGACAGCCTTTGCAAACGGTGTAAGGGCAACAAGCGCAAGCAGCCCAAGCAATAGGGCTAAGATGATAGGTATCTGCTACAAATTGCCAACAGCAACACAAAATGCAACAGATTTCCCTGCCGATGTACCAGCGACTATCACAGCATTGCAAGCTACACAAGTAAGTCTATTTGCGCAAGGCTATCAATTTAGTGCAATAGTAGACGGCTACAATATGAGTACAACTGTAACGCCTTCAACAATTGGAGATATTAGTTTGAAGTTGTGTAGTTCTATTTCACTATGTATTACGGGAACACAACCTAACGGTGTTAGTTCGGTAGGTTTGGCTTTGTCACGCTTTGCACAAATATCAATCGGTCACGGTTTCGGCGCAGTTGCAGATGGCAGCGTAGCTAACACAGCGTATTTAACTAAGTCTTTGGCGATACAAGCAAGTGGCACATTGACAGTAGGTAAAGTTTACACCGTTTACAATGGTAGTGTGGTTTACAATAGTGTTACTTATGTTAGTGGAACGGATTCACAACCTACACAATTTACGGCGGTAACAGGGTTCACAACTTTCACTACACCCGATACGGGTTATTGTGTAGAAGCTTTTGCACCAGTGATAACACTTTCACCAAGTAATGCAAATGGTACAGGTGACATTGACTATTTAGGCGCAAAGCAATATATGTTCTTACGTCCGTGGTTTAATAAATCAGGATTCTATTGGAACGATGGCGCAACTTGTACAAGTTCAACACTAGCACTTAGTACACAAGAATATAACCGTGTAGCAAACGCTTTGAGTGCTGATGCTTTAGCTTTCTTTATTAATCAAATTGGAAGTAACCAACCATTAGACACTAAAACGGGTGCAATTGCTCAAAACGTTCTTAATAGCCTTCAACAACAATTCTATGACGAGTATATCTCGCCGTTAAGCGTTGTAAACGGTGGCACAGGCGATTTGACAGACGGTAAATTGATACTAAGCGCACCAAACTTTAATAGTACTAAAACTATGAAGTTTCAGTTACAGATAGTGCCTACTCCAATATTAGGAAGCGTTACGGGAACTATTCAATTTGTTTCAACTTTATAAAACAATAACAAATGCCTAATTATAACGCATTAATTATAACAGCAGCCGAGTATAAGGTAGCGTGGAATATCCCCGGTACGGCTGTTTTTCCTTTACTTACTGTAAACGAAGTAGGGTGGACTGAAACGCAAGAAGGTGAGCTAATCTATTCGGTTGGTGATGTTAACCCTATTGGAAACAAAGGAAACGCACTAGCAGTAAAGGGTAAGATAACTATTCAAGAGGGTGAATTACAGGCTATTTTAACAGCAGTAGGCGTTAATAGTGTAAATTTAGTTCCCTCAAGTACTATTGCAGTAGTAAGCCTACAAAATGCAGCATCTTACACTTTTACTCAATTAGTATTCACATCTTCCGCAATTAGTGTAAAAGCTAAAGATAAGGAGAGTATGAGAAACATTGATTTTACAGCGTTAGCAGTAGTTTAAATTAAATACACAACACATGGAAAAGGTTTTCAAAAAGGAGATTACTTTCCTTAGTAAGCAGCCCGTAATGGAAGCGACTAAGGATAATAAATTAGGGGAAATTATCGAAGTTGAGGTTACGAAAGAAGCCGTTTTTAAAGATTTAAGCCGTACGGATAGAAACCAAAGGGACTTAGTGTTTTCTATCATGGGGACGATGAAGCAAAGCGGAACTAATAAGGCTACTATTGACAGCGAAGGGATAGCTACATTGACAGATAAGGCTATTGAATTATTGTTGATTACAGATGCAAAAGGCTTTACAGTTGGCGATAAGACAGAATTTTTAAATGATAATATTGCTGTTTTAAACTTTGGGCTTTGGTTCTTTTCAGAGAAGGTTACCCCTTTTTTTGCTCAATTGAAAGTGAATTAGAAGAAATAAATTACAGCCAAGAAACGGCTAAAACTAAATTAATCGCTCGAAATGCTGTTTTTTATAATAAAACAATGTTTCGGGCGTTTTTAATGTATAGCGGTAAAGAGTTGGAAGATATGACATTGCAGGAGTATATGGATTGTCAAATAATGTTACCCGAAGTATTAAGAATTATTCACGCACCTTTTCAAAATAACGAATAATGGCAGATTACGGCTTTGATATAAATGTAGGCGGTGACATTCTTATGCAATTAGCTAAGATAAACGAAAGTATTTCCGTAATGGGTACTAAATCCATTCAAGAAGTGGAGAAAGCGGAAAGCGCATTTGCATCTATGGGTGAAAAAATGTCGGAAACATTTAGCGGCATTAAAAATATGCTTTTAGGGGGGTTGGGGTTAAGTGCTTTATTCGAGGGTTTTGAGTTTATAAAAGAAAGCAAGGGTGTTTATGATGAATTGCAAAAGGCAACAACAGACTTAAATCAAACCATGAAAACAATGGGTGGGTCAGTAGGTGTAAGTACTGAACACCTTTCAAAGATGGCGGAGGAAATGAGCAATGTAACTGTTTTTACAAAATCATCTATTATTTCGGCTCAGGCTATGATGTTGACCTTTGGTAATGTAAAGGGGAAGCAATTTGAGGAAGGTATGCAATCGGCAGGTGATTATGCTCAAAAGTTTTTTAAAGGTGATTTATTAGAAGCTTCCAAATCTTTAGGTATAGCATTGGATGACCCTATTAAAGGAATGTCTAGGTTACACCGTACAGGGGTAAGTTTTACCGACCAACAGAAAGAACAAATTAAGAACTTACAAGAGGCAGGGAAATTAACAGAGGCGCAAGAAATTATATTAAAAGAAATAAGAAGGGAGACGGGTGGGCAAGCTGAAATGTTTGCAAAGACAGATGCAGGACAAATTGCAATGGCTAAAAAAGGATGGGAGGAAATACAGGCATCCATAGGGGGGGTTGTTAATAAAATACAGGCTGCATTTGTGCCAGCAATGATGAGGGCGCAACACGCAATTGAAGCAGGTATTGAATGGATGCGTAAACATAAAGACGTATTAAAAGAAATTATTTTAGTTATAGGGCTATTTACCGCTGCTTTAGCTATCAATGCAACAATAGCAGCATTTACAGCAGCTCAAGAGGCTATACTAGCATTTTCATTTGCGAATACCGCATTAGGTGCGTTTACTGCAATGGTAGCAACAGAGGGGCTAGGTGCTGCAATGTTAGCGTTACCAATAACGTGGGTTGTTTATGGCATCGTTGCAATAGTAGCTGCATTGATGTATTGTTGGGACAACTTTAAAGGCTTTCGTGAATTTATGGGCGGCTTGTGGGGCGGAATATTGCAATATATCAAACTTGTAATATTAGGATATCAAACATTGGGAAATGTTATAGGAGATATTTTTCACGGTAACTTTTCAAAGGCAATAAAGGACGGCAAAAAAGGATTGGCAGATTTAGCAACAGGATTTACTACGGGAATGGTAGATGCTGTTAAAAAAGGTGCGGATGCAGCAGGAAATAGCAAATTCAAATTTGGAGATGTTATTCATAAGTTTTTACCATCAAGAACAAACGCAGGAGACCCAACCGCAACGGGCGATGGTAAAAAAGGTGAAGGTGGGGCAAATCAAACCGCGCAGTCAGCAATGAACACCTCCGCCCTTAGTGGTGCAAGTGGTGGATTAGGACAAGCTAAAGTTATTAACATTACTTTTAAAGATGCGTTTCAAAAGATTACCACAACGGATAATAAACAGTTACCGCAAAAAGGTGAGGAAGCGGTAGAGCAAATGATTAGGGCTATAAACAATATTGCATACAACGAAGGACAAACACAATAGATTATGCCAATACTTATAAATGTACCTGATACAATAGATGCCTTAACGGGGGCGAATACTTATAAAAAGCATCCATCTACACCTAGCAACCCTACGCAGTTGCTAAAGGTTTGGAATGACACAAAACACGACCCCGCAAATAATCCTGCGTTAGTAGTAATTAATGGTGTAACATTGCCAAAGGATGCGCTTATCACTATTGATGGTAAAAAGCTATTAGTTAATTCTAAGATATTGGACGGTGTAAATGTAACCGAAAGGATACTAAGAGAACCATATAAGATTGAGATTGAATGTGTATTTAGAAAGACAAACCAAGTAGGCGAAATTAATTATGATGGTACTTTTTGGATATTCGACCAAGATAGCCTCAACACGGCGTGGACTAAAATATGGATACCAGATAGCGTGTTGGAAGTAAAAAATACCTATTTGAATTCATTATTTTGCAATGCCAAAGGATATAGTGAGATAATTGTAGAAAGTGTTAACCCTACTATTTCAAGAGGTAGCACAAATATAGGATTTAAGATTAGCGCAATTGAAAACGTGGCAGGGCAAACGCTTATAATATCATAATATGTATTTTAACGCACATCTTACGGTAACAATTAACGGAAATACTATAAAGACTATTTGCAGCGTTAGTAAGAAGCATGACGGTCACGCCTTAGGGAGCGAGTGCGAAATCACGTTACCTATGAATTGCGTTATTCAATACAAAGATGGCACACACGACAAGCTAACACAATACACGGTAAACACACAGGCGGCTTTCGGCGTTGGTTCTACTGTTTTGGTAACGGCTAATTATGACACCTATGGCGAACAAACAATATTTGAAGGGTTTATAACGGATTTCGTTTTTGGTAATCCTATGAAGATTAAATGTATGGATTATCAGTACTTTTTTAATTTAGGTATTTTCGGACAAGAACGGGGAGCAAGTGTAAAGATTAATAAGAAAAAGAAGTCACCTGTAATAAATACTTACGGCTGTCATTATGCTTCAATAACATTGAAAGAGCTATTAACAAATATTATAGGCTTCGTAAATGATACCATAGACATAAAGTCAACAGATGCAGACCATGTTACTTTAGTGCTGCCAATACCCGATATTGAATTAGTTAATATTACTTTTTCAATGATGACACCTGCATCTATCTGTCAATACTTTATTAAAGAGTTAGGTTTGGTATTAACATTAAATGGCACTAACTTATATTGTAATGTTGCAAGTAATACCACCGACATAATAAAATACGCTACAAATAGAAACGTAATTATAAGTGATTTACAAAAACCTACTTCTACTTTTCAAACATATAAGGTTAAGGCGTGGTTTTATCAGCCAACAGGAAAGAAAGATAGTATTGAAGTAGGTGATACAAACGGGCAACAAAGGGACGTTTATTTTTACAGAGTGAAACAAGATGCA